AAGTCAGCATGACAATCTACCAGCCCCGCCGCTACAACATCAGCACCCACACGGTGTTCAAGGAGTCGCTCTACCAGTGGGCAGATGAAGTTCTGCGGCCTGCCGCGGAGCTCGCCTTCACCGGCGATGGGGATTATCGCTGCGGTGAGTGGTGCCAGTTCTGCAAGGCGAAACACGAGTGCCGCAAGCGCGCCGAAAGCAATCTCGCACTCGCCCGGCACGAATTCAAACTGCCGCCGTTGCTCGAAGACGACGAGATCGAATCCATCCTCGATAAGCTTGACGATCTCGCGGCGTGGGCTGCCGACATCAAAGACTACGCCCTGAAGGCCGCGCTCGCCGGGAAGCGCTGGAACGGATGGAAGCTGGTCGAGGGGCGCGCCAACCGCAGATACGTGAGCGAGGAAGCGGTCGCCGATGTCGTCAGCGCGGCGGGTTACGACCCTTACGAGCACAAGGTGATGGGCATCACCGCGATGGAAAAGGCGCTCGGCAAAGGTAAATTCTCCGAGCTGCTCGGCAGCCTGGTGGAGAAACCGCAAGGCAAACCAACGCTTGTGCCGGAGGGCGATCAACGACCGGCGTTCACTACGGCAAAACATGATTTCATGGAGGTAGAACACAATGGCTAATCAGGAAAAAGGCAAGCACATCAATCCGACGAAGGTCGTCACAGGCGAAGCCAGGCTCTCCTACGCGAATCTCTGGGAGCCAAAGTCCATCAACGGCGGCACGCCGAAGTATTCGGTCAGCATCATTATTCCGAAGTCCGACGCCCGCACGGTTGCCAAGGTCAAAGCAGCGATTGAGGCGGCCTACCGCGAGGGCGAGGCAAAGCTGAAGGGCAACGGAAAGACCGTGCCGCCGTTTGCATCCATCAAAACCCCTCTTCGCGACGGCGACATTGAACGCCCCGACGATGAGGCATATGCTGGCAGCTACTTTATCAACGCCAATTCCGCGACCGCGCCGGGCATTGTTGACAAGACGTGCGAACCTATCTTCGAACGCTCTCAGATCTACAGCGGTGTGTACGCTCGGGCCAGCGTAAACTTCTACGCTTTCAACTCGAACGGGAACAAAGGCATTGCCTGCGGGCTGAACAACATTCAACGACTCCGCGATGGCGAACCGCTCGGCGGCAAGTCCAGAGCCGAAGACGACTTTGCCACCGACGACGATGAGGATTTCCTCGGTTAACCACATTCAACAAGACTGCGGAAGGCGGCAGGGAAACTTGCCGCTCTTTTGCTATACGGAGGGCTTAATGAAAACGATCAGTATCGACATCGAGTCGTTCTCTTCCGTCGAGCTTACGAAGTCGGGCGTCTACCGCTACGCTGAGTCGTCGGACTTTGAGATTCTGTTGTTCGGGTATTCCGTGGACGACGGCGAAGTGAAGGTCGTGGACTTCACCGCGGGCGAAACACTTCCATCCGAAATCCTCAATGCGCTGACGGACGACAATATCCAGAAATGGGCGTTCAACGCGAATTTCGAGCGGGTCTGCCTGTCGCGGTATCTGTCAGATATGGACGTCCCCCTCGATCCATTCGCCGACAATCATCCATCTGCTGCCATCCATGGAAAGGTGAAATACTTGAACCCCAAATCGTGGCGCTGTTCCATGGTCTGGTCTGCGTACATGGGCCTACCGCTCTCACTCGAAGGTGCGGGTACGGTGCTGGGCTTGGAAAAACAGAAGCTGACAGAAGGCAAAGAACTCGTCCGCTACTTCTGCAAACCGTGCGGTGCCACCGCCGCTAACGGTCAGCGCGTCCGTAATCTGCCCAAACACGCCCCGGACAAATGGGCCGTGTTCAAGAATTACAACCGACGTGACGTGGAAACCGAGATGGCCATCCAGGCGCGGCTTGCCAAGTTCCCCGTGCCAGATGTGGTTTGGGATGAGTACGTCCTTGATCAGGAAATCAACGACAGGGGTGTGGAGCTGGACATGGAGCTTGTGCGAAACGCCATTGCTACCGATGCGCGCTCAAGGGTAGAGCTTACCCGGTTGATGAAGGAAATCACCGAACTCGACAATCCGAACTCCGTGGCGCAAATGAAAGATTGGCTCGCCGGTCAAGGGCTGGAGACAGATACCCTCGGCAAGAAAGCGGTCGCGGAGCTTCTTAAAACCGCGCCGGAATCCCTCTTTAAAGCCCTCTCGCTCCGCCAGCAGTTGGCGAAATCCTCGGTCAAGAAGTATCAGGCGATGGAGAAAGCCGTGTGCTCGGATGGTCGGGCGCATGGCATGTTCCAGTTTTACGGCGCCAATCGAACCGGCAGATGGGCAGGGAGGCTCATCCAAATGCAGAACCTGCCGCAGAACCATTTGCCCGACCTTGAACAGGCGCGGGCGCTTGTGTGCGACAGCGACTTCGCGGCGCTGGAATTGCTCTACGACTCGGTGCCGGAAGTGCTATCCCAGCTGATCCGTACGGCGTTCGTACCGAAGTCCGGTCACAAATTCATCGTTGCGGATTTCAACGCCATCGAAGCCCGCGTCATCGCGTGGCTTGCCGGGGAGCGCTGGCGTAATGAGGTGTTCGCCAGCCATGGCAAAATATACGAAGCTTCGGCAAGCCAGATGTTTCATGTCCCGATCGAGGAGATTACCAAAGGTTCGCCACTTCGGCAGAAAGGGAAGATCGCGGAACTCGCCCTCGGCTACGGCGGCTCGGTGGGCGCGCTCAAAGCGATGGGCGCGCTGGAGATGGGCCTGTCCGAAGATGAACTCCAGCCGCTCGTGACGGCTTGGCGGGCTTCCAACCCCAACATCGCGCGTCTCTGGTGGGATGTGGACAGAGCCGCGAAGCGGGCGGTCAGGGACAGAACCGCAACTAAAACCCACGGCATCCGCTTCGTTTGCCAAAGCGGTATGTTGTTCATCACCCTGCCGTCCGGCCGACGGCTCTGCTATGTGAAACCCAGAATCGGCGTCAACCAATTCGGCTCGGACTGCGTGACCTACGAGGGCGTCGGCGCAACGAAGCGGTGGGAGCGGCTCGAAAGCTATGGACCCAAGTTCGTAGAGAACATTGTCCAGGCGATCAGCCGTGACATCCTCGCCTTTGCCATGCGCGCGCAGCGGCATTGCTCAATCGTGATGCATGTCCATGACGAGATGGTGATCGAAGCCGACAACCGCATGTCCGTCGAGGTCCTGTGCGAGCAGATGAGCCGGACGCCGCCTTGGGCGGAAGGACTCCTGCTTCGTGCCGAGGGGTATGATTGCCCATTCTACAAAAAAGATTGAGAAAAACATTTAGCCTTGTCCCATTGCACGCAAAATGAGCTCCTCCCCATGGCTTATAGTGAGGGCACAACCAAGCTCTCGGAAAGGACGCTCAGGATGATTTTATGTGGACATTCGACAGTCAGCCGCGGGCCATGGAAGACAAACAAGTGGAAGGAGAGTTACCCATGAATGAGAAACAGCCGGATACGGGCAAGGAACTACGCGCGTTGACGATTGAACCGGAATTTCGTGACCTGATCCCACCGCTCACCAATGAGGAGCGAAGCATGCTGGAGGACAGTATCGTGAAAAGCGGCTGCGATTCGCCGCTTATCGTCTGGAACGGTGTGATCGTCGACGGCCACAACCGCTACGCGATTTGCCAGGAGCACGGGATTCCCTTCGCCGTTTTAGAGAAGGAGTTCGAGAGCCGGGACGACGCGCTACTTTGGATCATTACGAACCAGCTGGGACGGCGCAACCTGACCTCGTATCAGCGCGGCGAGCTGGCGATCAAGTTTGAACCGCTACTCAGAGCACAGGCAAAAGGGCGGCAGCTTCGGAAACCTGTCAATGATAATTCTGTGGTGCAGAATTCTGCACCACAGAATGCGCCGTTCGAAAAGACGCGAAAGCAGCTTGCAAAGTTGGCCGGTGTATCCCACGACACCATCGATAAGGTCAAGAAGCTGTCCGGGGCTGTTGACGACGATACCAAGCTAAAGCTCCGGCGCGGCGAAGTATCAATCAACCGCGCCTACACCGACCTGATGCACAAGGAGCACGCGGATGAAACCAGGGTCTGCGACCGCTGCGGGCAGGAGAAGCCCGTGACCGATTTCGCGATCCCTTCGAATCGCCACGGCTTTTCCGCGCTGTGCCAAGACTGCGAGCGGGAGATAGCTCAGGCTTCACGGCAAGCGGCCGAAGCCGCCAGGCAGACCACGCGACCGGTGGCGACACAACCAATCACGGTGCCGCAGCCCGTACAGCCGGTCTCAGCGCAGCCGGTCTCAGCGCAGCCGCTCTCCTCGGTTGCCATGCACAAGGGACACCCCATCCACGTGGGCGCGCCGCTGCCCGATCGGAAGGATATGTTCCACTTCGTCGAGGATCACATGCGCTTCGTGGTCGGCAACTTCCTCGCCGCCGCGGGCAACGCCATCAAGCTGTACACGTCGGGGATGGCCTCCCCGGAGAATACCCAGGCGCTGCGGGATATATTGGACTCTGCGGCTGATATCGCGGATATCTTTGACGAATACGTGAAGGAGATGGACAACCAATGAGTAGGAAGAATCGAAACGCCCGCCGAACGAACGCGGCTACCTCGAACATCGGGAGCCAGATCAGCCAGAATACTGCCGTCCGGATGTGCACCGACACCTGCGGTTACGAGTACCGCCAGTTGATGAGCAATGTGCTCTTCACAGACACCAGCTATCAGCGCAGCATCGACGCCGCCCGCGTCGAGAAGATCGTGGCCAACTTCGACCCGCGCATCGCCAACACGCTTAAGGTGTCCTTGCGCGACGGGTGCTTCTATGTGTTCGACGGCGCACACACGCTGCTGGCGCTTAAAAAGGTTCATGGAGAAACGGCCTTCCCGGTGGACTGCAAGGTATTCTTTGGCCTGAATTATGAGGACGAGGCCTACTTGTTCGCGCTTCAAAATGGCGCATCCAAGGAGGTGGCATTCAGCGCCCGGCTGCGCGCGATGCTGATCTCACGAAGCGCGGAGGCAGAGGATTTCCGCAGGCACACAGCCAACGTCGGGCTGTCGTTGGCGGAGGGCACCGGCAGCGCGACCCGGAACACCATCGCAGCCCTGGCAAAGGCGTACAAGTTGTACACGGATCGCGGCGCGGAGGAATATGAGCGCATCCTTCGCCTGATCGTCGACACCTGGGGCGGCGTGGCTTGGAGCCTGACCGGTTACATCCTCGGCGGCGTCAGTGTTTTGTTCGAGGAGTACGGCGAGGCGCTCAACCAGGATCGGTTCATAAAGAAGCTGCGAAGCACGACCTACGAGAGTCTCCGCGACGAAGCGCGCCGGCAACAGCGCTCTTCCTCTGATATCGCGCACGCGCTGGCGCTTTTGAAGGTCTACAACAACGGCGGGCGCGGTGCGCTCGACACCCGCGCGCTGACGATGCGGGATTGAGGTGAAGACGTGATGGAGCAAAAGAATGTCACCGCGGAGCAAACCTATCTCCTCCGCGCGATCCGCGCCGAGAGCGAGTTGGACGCCTATAAGTACCGCCAGCACAACGAGATCTTCCATCGCGATAGCGTTATCGGGTATCTCAAGCTACGTATGGCCGAATTGGAAGAGGCGCTCGAGGCGGCGAATGCCAGAATCAGAGAACTGGAGGATCAGTACAAATGCGAGAGATGAAAATCGCCTACGGCGACAGCCGTCTTTCGAAGCGCTGGGTCAACAAAAAGACCACCTTCGAGGAATTGTGTGAGCGGTTCAAGTCCACTCGACGCACGACCGAGACGGTCGCTGAGTATCAGAAGTTTAAGAAAGATCGGCGCGTCGCCGCGAAGGACGTGGGCGGCTATGTCCTTGGCCATCTGAAAACCGGTCGGCGCAAGAAGGATACCGTCGAGAGCCGTTCAGGCATCACGCTCGACGCCGACCACGCCGGACAGGGATTCATCGACAGCGTTGAGATGCTGTTCCCGCACAAGTGCGCGATTTACTCCACACACAGCCACACACCGGAAGCGCCAAGGCTCCGAATGATCATCCCACTTACCCGAGACGTAACGCCGGACGAGTACGCCGCACTCTCCCGCCTGGTCGCGGATGAAATCGGCATCGATTTCTTCGATGACTGTACCTACGAACCGGAGCGCCTGATGTACTGGCCGTCTACGCCGTCCGACGGAGAGTATGTGTTCAAGGTGATGGGCGGCGACGAACTCGATCCGGATGATTACCTTTCCAGGCTGTCAGACTGGCGGGACTGCTCGCTCTGGCCGACGTCGAGCCGACAGTCGGAGGTAGTCCAGCGTAGCGTCCGTCAGCAGCAAGACCCGCTCGTCAAGGAAGGCGTGGTCGGGGCGTTCTGTCGCGCCTACCCGATCGAGGATGTGATCGCGGCATACCTCCCCGATATGTACGCACCCTCGGCGATGAGTGGGCGCTATGACTACATCCCCGCCGACTCCAGCGCGGGCGTCGTCCTCTACGATGGCAAGTTCGCCTACTCACACCACGCCACCGATCCCGCCTGCGGCAAGCTCCTGAACGCCTTCGACCTCGTGCGCATCCACAAGTTCCCCGACCTCGATGAAAGGTCAAGCTTCAAGGCGATGAGCAATCTGGCTGTCAAGGACGACGCCGTCAGCGCAATCCTGCTCAATGAACGCCGTCAAAGGGCGACCACCGACTTCTCGGACAGTGACGACTGGGCCAAGGCGCTGACGCGTGACAAACGCGGTGAGCTGGAAAACACCCTCGGCAATCTGCTCCTGATCCTTACGTGCGATGATGCACTCGCGGGTATCAGACACAACAAACTCGCGGGCCAGATCTACGGTGAGAACCTCCCGTGGGAACGGCCGCACCCCGCTTGGCGCGACGCGGACACAGCGCAGTTGGTCGCCTACGTAGACGCACATTACGGCGAGTTCACCGCCCGGAACTACGAACTGGCGCTCACAAAGGTTGCCGACGACCGTGCTTATCACCCCATCCGGGATTACCTGGATGGGCTTCCGCCCTGGGACGAGACGCCGCGCGTCGACACGCTCTTCATCGACTACCTTGGCGCGGAGGACACGCCGTATACCCGCGCGGTTACGCGCAAAACATTCGTGGCCGCTGTTGCGAGGGTAAAGCGCCCCGGCATCAAGTTCGACAACATCCCCGTGCTGAACGGCACCCAGGGCATCGGAAAGTCCACGCTCATCGCCAGACTGGGGCGCGATTGGTACTCGGACAGCCTGTCGATTTCGGATATGAAGGACAAAACAGCGCCGGAAAAGCTGCAGGGCAACTGGCTGCTCGAGCTTTCCGAGATGGCGGGCATCAAGAAAATGGACGTCGAGACGGTGAAGTCGTTTGCGAGCCGCATAGACGACAAGTACCGCCCGTCTTACGGCCGAGTGGTGGAGAGCCATCCCCGCCAGTGCGTCATCATCGGGACGACCAACAACGACGGCGGCTTTCTCCGCGACGTAACGGGGAACCGCCGGTTCTGGCCGATCCGCGTCACGGGTAAATCCACGAAGCGCCCATGGGACATAACGGAGGAGGAGGTCGGCCAGGTGTGGGCTGAGGCGATCGCCGCGTTTGACGCGGGTGAAGAACTCTACCTTATAGGCAACGTGGCGGAGTTTGCCGCGGACGAGCAGCGAAACGCTCTGGAAAACGACGACCGCGAGGGACTTGTGGCAGTTTACCTTGAGACCTTGCTGCCGGACGGCTGGGACGAGATGGACGTCTACCGCCGACAGGAGTATTTCCGTTCCCCTGACGACCCGACACGGGCAAAAGGCGCGGTGCGCCGGACGCAGGTCAGCAACATCGAGATCTGGTGCGAGTGCTTTGGGCGCGGGCGCGACGCCATCAAGAAAGCCGATTCTTACGAGATTGAAGCCATCATCAAGAGCATCGGCGGCTGGGAACGGTACGCGGGGAATAAGACCGGCAAGATGAACATTCCGCTCTACGGCATCCAGAAGGTCTATGTTCGGGAGGAGTAGTATCTCGGATTGCCGATTGTGCCGATTACGGCTTCGGCACAGACCATGGGCAATGGCGCAAGCCCCCATCAAACCAGCAAAGAAGCGTGCTCGTGCCGATATTGCCCATAAAACCCTACTCCTTTTCAATGTGTATGTATTAGGAAAGAATAGGGGTACGGAACACGCGTATAGCGCCCGCGAGGGATTTATAGGAACAATGGGAATATCGGCAACGATGGGCAATGGGCAAAAAGGAGGTTCTGATGCTTGAAAAGACACTGGAGCGCAAACTCGTCGAGGTGGTCAAGGCGATGGGAGGTATTTCGCCCAAGTTCGTCAGTCCCGGTTTCGACGGGATGCCCGACCGCCTGGTGCTTCTTCCGGGTGGCAGGCTTGCCTTCGTGGAGTTGAAGGCGATGGGATGCAAGCCCCGTCCATTGCAGATATCAAGGCATGGGATGCTTAGGCGGCTGGGCTTCAAGGTTTATGTCCTTGATGACAGTGCGCAGATATCGAGGCTTTTGAAGGAGATGGGAGGTGACGCCGAATGAAGTTCATGCCGCATGGATACCAGCAATACGCAATTGACTACATCGAAAACAACCCGATTGCTGCTGTGTTCCTCGATATGGGCTTAGGTTGAGGTAAGACTGCGATCACGTTGACGGCGATCAGCGACCTGCTGTTCGATAGCTTCCAAGCCCACAAGGTTCTGGTCATCGCACCGCTACGGGTGGCGCGGGATACCTGGCCGGAGGAACTACGGAAGTGGGATCATCTCGCCGGGTTGCGATTCTCGGTGGCGGTAGGTTCGGAAGCGGAGCGCCGAGCCGCCCTTTCGAGGAAAGCCGACGTCTACATCATCAACCGTGAGAACGTGCACTGGCTCATTGATGAAAGCGGGCTGCCTTTCGACTTCGACACCGTCGTGGTGGACGAGTTGTCGTCTTTCAAATCCCACCAGTCCAAGCGGTTCCGAAGCCTAATGAAGATGCGCCCGAAGGTCAAGCGCATCGTGGGGCTAACCGGTACACCCTCCAGCAACGGTCTCATGGATCTCTGGGCGGAGTTCCGGCTTCTGGACATGGGCCAGCGCCTTGGGCGGTTCATCGGGCAGTACCGTACCGATTACTTCATCCCCGACAAGCGCAACGGTCAGGTAGTCTTCAACTACAAGCCGCTGCCCGATGCCGAGAAGCGGATCTACGCCAAGATTGCCGACATTACGATCTCGATGAAGTCCACTGACCACCTGACCATGCCGGAACTGGTGATCGCGGAATACCCCGTGCGGATGTCGGAGTCGGAGCGCGAGCGCTATGACCAAATGAAACGTGACCTGGTTCTTACCCTTGGTGACGACGAGATTACCGCCGCCAATGCCGCCGCGTTGTCGGGCACGCTCTGCCAGATGGCGAACGGCGCGGTCTATGGCGATGATGGCGCACTCTCTGTCCATCACATCCACGACCGGAAGCTGGACGCCCTGGAAGACTTGATCGAAGCCGCCAACGGGAAACCCGTCCTGGTGGCGTACTGGTTCAAGCATGATCTGGAGCGTATTGGCGCGAGGCTGAAGGCACTTCACATCCCGTTTTCCAGGATGGATACATCGGAGAGCATCGCGCGCTGGAATCGCGGCGAGCTGCCGGTCGCCCTCATCCACCCCGCTTCAGCCGGCCACGGTCTCAACCTCCAATCGGGCGGCAGCACCATCATCTGGTTCGGGCTTACATGGAGCCTGGAACTGTACCAGCAGACCAACGCCCGCTTGTGGCGCCAGGGCCAGAAGTCGGAAACAGTGGTTCTCCACCACATCATTGCCAAGGACACGATTGACGAGCGCATTATGAAAGCTTTGTCCGAAAAGGACAAAACCCAGGCCGCGCTGATCGACGCGGTCAAAGCAAATCTATGACAATCAAGGGAGTCAAGAGCTGCCAATCCGAGCGGATCACATTTTCGGAGGGCATGCCAATGAACACGCAAGGACTGAACGCGGGCGAAGCGCAGGCCCGCGATTACCTGAACCGGGTGCATAGCATGGAACGGAAGCTGCGGTGGAAGCGGGAGCAGATCACCGCGCTGCGCGAGATGACCACCAGCGCCACCATGCGGATCAGCGACATGCCGCGCGCCGATTCCCCCAACCTCCAACGTATGGAAGCGCTGGTGTGCAAGGTCGCCGACCTTGAACAGGAGGTGTTGGCAGAGGTGGTCGCACTTGAAACGACGCGGATTGACACCGCACTGATGATCTGCAACCTCCAAAATGAGCAGCATCAGCAACTTCTTTCGGAGCGTTATCTGCGGAGCCGGGGCTGGAAGGAGATCGCGGACGTGATGGGCTACAGCCTGAGCCACACCTTCCGGATGCACGAGGACGCGCTCTGTCATATGGAGGTGTTGCTGGCGAAAGAGGGTGCGCGCCTATGAGCTACAAGGAAGCGCGGCATGACGGCGTCCGCGTGGCGAATGAAAACGGTCGGACGGTCTACTATCCGCACTGCCAGTTCTGCGGAGCCGAGGTGCGGTCGTGGAGCTACCTGCCACGCAACCGCTACACCTGCATAGCCTGCCGCCCCTACAAGACCCTGTTCCAGAAAACCAACCTCAAGATCTGACATTTTGGAGCGCCGTTCGCCGCGGCGCTCCTTCTTCATAACCCATTCGAAAAAAAGATGAGAGTCAATGAGAGTTCATGAGACTTGAAAAGAGTTCCGAGATGTGCATTGTAGAGCGTGGATCAATAGAAATCCGGAGGCTTGGAGAATGCCACGGAAACCACCTCACCCATGCGCTCACCTCGGATGCCCGAAGCTGACGACCGCGCGCTTCTGCGAGGAGCACGAGAAGGCCGAGGCCCGGCGCTACAACCGCTACGACCGTGACCCTGCGACAAAGAAGCGCTACGGGCATCAGTGGCAGAAGGTTCGCGCGCGGTTCCTCGCGACTCATCCGCTGTGTGCGGAGTGCCTGACACACGGAACGACCACCCCCGCGTTGGAGGTTCACCACATCCTGCCGCTCTCCCGCGGCGGAACGCACGCCGAGGAAAACCTCATGGCGCTGTGCAAGCCTTGCCATTCGGCCATCTCTGCACGCGACGGCGACCGTTGGGGACCCCGGTAGGGGGGATCAACTCTCTACCGCTTTAACGTGCCGAAGCGGGCCGCCCTGTCGCGTGAGTTTTTCGGAAATCAAAAATCAAAATTCAAAAATCAAACGAGGTGACGTTCATGCCCAGCGGAGGATATCGGCCGGGGGCAGGACGTCCTCGGAAAAACATCAATGACAAGAAGCTCGAAGGAAAGGCGGTTAAGCCTGCTTCGTCCGCGCCTGCGCCGAAAAAGGTGTACTCCAAAAACGTGATGGCGGATTACTTCGCGATGGCGATGAAGGAATGCGAGAAGGAAGTTCCTGCGGCGGACATTCTGCGCGCCGAGCTTGAGGAGTTCATCGCGGCACGCGGTTGCGAGGGTTTCGTCGCGCCTCAGACGATCACGGACTATGTGCTGAACAGGCAGGGCTTTCTCGCCTGCGAATGCATGAATCGGAAAATCGGCCGGATGACGAAGGAACTCAAGCTGTCACCCTACGTTTCGGCGGGGCAGGGCTACTACAAAGCCATGCGTGACGACTTCAACCTCATCATGCAGATCATCAATCGATACAGCGGAGACAGGAGCGAGGAGAAAAACGCCTTCCTGGAACTGCTCACGAACAGGGGGTTCTAGGAATGCGATCCACATCTCGGTTTGAGCAAGTAGAGATTGACCGTCTGGTCCCCTACGCGAGGAACGCGCGCACCCATAGCAAGGAGCAGATTCTCCAGTTGCGCTCCTCACTCCGCGAGTTCGGGTTCGTCAACCCCGTCATCGTGGACAGGGACCTGAACATCATCGCGGGTCACGGGCGCGTGGCGGCGGCAAAGGCCGAGGGACTGACCGAAGTGCCCTGCGTGTTTGCGGAGCATCTGACGGACGCCCAAAAGCGCGCCTACATCCTTGCGGACAATCGGCTCGCGCTGAGCGCAGGCTGGGATGAGGAATTGCTCGCTCTGGAGTTTGGCGAACTGAAAGACCTCGGCTTCGACCTCGAACTGACCGGCTTCGACGCCAATGAGATCGAGAAGCTATTCGCCGGCGACGGGAACGACGTGGAGGACGACGAATTCGACCTGATGGCCGCTCTGGAAGAGGCGGCTTTTGTTTTGCCTGGGGATGTGTGGCTGTTGGGCCGGCACCGCCTGATCTGCGGGGATGCGACCGACCCCGCCACGGTCACGAAGCTTATGGCCGGCCGTAAGGCGAACCTCGTCCTGACCGACCCGCCGTACAACGTGGCGTTCGAGTCGGCGAGCGGGCTGAAGATCAAGAACGACAGTATGAAAGCCGGGCAGTTCTATGAGTTCCTGTTCTCCGCGTTCCGAAACTTCGCGGACAACCTTGAATCGGGCGGGTCGGCATACATCTTCCACGCCGACACCGAGGGCGAGAACTTCCGCAGGGCGTTCCGCGAGGCGGGTTTCCATCTCAGTGGCACATGCATCTGGGCAAAGGACAGCTTCGTGATGGGTCGCTCGCCCTACCAGTGGCAGCACGAGCCGATCCTCTATGGATGGCTGAAAACGGGTACGCACAAGTGGTACGCCGGGCGGAGCGAAGCGACCATCTGGAGCTTCGCCAAGCCCAAGCGCAACGCCGACCACCCGACGTCCAAGCCGCTCGACCTGCTCGCCTATCCGATTCGGAACAGCAGCCAGGCAAACGGCATCGTGCTCGACACCTTCGGCGGGAGTGGTTCGACCCTCATCGCCTGCGAACAGGCAGATCGAATCTGCCATATGCTCGAATTGGACGAGAAGTATGCATCTGTGATCCTGCGCCGCTATGCTGATTTCAAGCAAAATGGCGGCGCGGACATCGCCTGTGAGCGGGATGGGCGGGCCTATGCCTTCGCCGATTTGGTGAAGGAGGTGACCTCACGTGAATAGGCGGCTCACCCTGGGTTCCCTCTTCGACGGCTCTGGCGGGTTTCCGCTTGGAGCCGTTTTACACGGCATCCGGCCTGTTTGGGCGAGCGAGATCGAGCCGTTTCCCATCCGGGTCACGACAAAGCGCCTGCCCGGGATGAAGCACTACGGCGACATCTCCACGATCAACGGCGCGGAGATCGAGCCCGTGGACATCATCACTTTCGGCTCGCCCTGCACCGACATGTCGGTCGCGGGAAAGCGCGCCGGTTTGGACGGCGATCAGTCCGTCCTTTTCTATCAGGCGATCCGGATCATCCAAGAAATGAGGCGCGCAACCGATGGGAAGCACCCAAGATACATCATATGGGAGAACGTCCCTGGCGCGTTCTCCTCGAACAAGGGCTCCGATTTCAAGGCCGTGCTCGACGCGGTCGTCGGGATCGTCGCGCCGGGCGCCCAGGTGCCTTCGCCTGGTGGGAACGGATGGTCGTACGCCGACGTTCTCGTGGGTGACGGATGGAGCGTGGCTTACCGAACTCTTGACGCGCAATATTTCGGCGTCGCCCAACGCCGCAAACGCATCTACCTTGTCGCGGATTTTGGAGGCGAACGCGCCGGAGAGATACTATTTGAGCAAGAAGGCGTGCGCCGGGATTTTGCGCCGCGCTTTCCAGCGGGGGAAGGAGCTGCCGGAAGTGCTTCGGCTGGCGCTGGAAGCGCAGGCGGCCGGAGCCGAACCGTAGCTTTCGAGCCGGGCGCCGCTTCCCGGTTGGGCGGACACTGCTGGGAGGAGTTCGCGGGAACGCTGCGCGCCGACGCCGGTGACAATCAGACGGCGGTCGTCTATGACGCCCGCGGGAACGGCGGCGGTGAGATCGTAAACACCCTTACCGGCGACCACGAAAACCGTGTGACCGACTACACGGCTCTCATTGCCGGACCCCGTGCCGCCAACATGGGCGGGCAGGCAGGCGGCAATTCCGCCCCCATGGTGATGACTGCGTTTGGTGTTTGCGCGAACAACTCCGGCGCGATGCTTTCGGTAAACCCGCACAGCGGTTTCTACGAGGCAAGCACCGCGCGCACGCTCGACCAAAGCGGTGGGAACCCCGCCTGCAACCAGGGCGGCATCGCCATTTGCGTTCAGGGCAACATGATCGGACGGGAACAGAAGAATGGCCCCCAGGGGAGCGGCGTAAACGCGGAGACGGCGTTCACCCTCAATACCGCCGACCGCCACGCGGTGGCGTACGCCATGACCATGGGCGGCTTTGCGGAGTTTCGGGAGGAGCAGGCCTCGACGCTCATGGCGAGGGATTACAAGGACCCGCAGGCTGCGTTGGCACCGCGGACGGCAGTGACTACGGCAAATACGGACAAGCCGCGCTATGTCGTTCGCAGGCTCACCCCGACTGAATGCGCTCTCCTTCAGGGCTTCCCGCCTGACTGGTGCGCCGAGCTTGAAACCCCGAAACCTACCGAACAGGATATCACCTTTTGGTCCGGGGTCTGGGAAACACACCGGAAGGTCATGGGTACGTCCTCAAAGCCCAAGAGCCGCAACCAAATCGTGAAATGGCTCCGGAACCCGCACTCCGATGCCGCCGAATACAAACTCTGGGGTAATGGTGTGGCACTCCCCTGTGTGTGCTTCGTCATGGCGGGCATCGTGTCTTGTACACAAAATTGAACCCGTGTTTTCCCTCAATGTTCGGCACATTTATTATCGTGTACTCGCTTGCTATATCGGGCGATCTACGGGAATATGTGCCTACCGAAGGGGCGCGAACCCCGCGGAATCAAGGGAAAAGAGGCACAAAACATGAGAATCCGCTACAACGTCACGGGTGCGGAACGCAAGTCGCTGGTAGCCGCCATCAGTCAGGAACTGAACGCCCCGGTCAAGTATCTCGGAATGCCCACGGCGGCTTACGAAGTGGGTAACCCTGCCGGCGGCTACCACATCGACAAGACCGGGACGGTCACGGGTCCGGACAACCGCGAACTGGTCGCCGACCTCTGCGGCCTACACGACTTCAAGGCGGTCAGCGAGGAATACGACGAATACCCCGACATCGACCAGCACCACCCCGGACGGTACGCGAACCCCAACGTACCGCCGACCGAAGCCATGCTCAAGCATGCGGAAGCGTGGATGGAAGGACAGCCCGAATACGAGGACCTGAAACTTACCGAGCGCGAGGAACTGGGGCTTGGGCGAGAGCGACGCGAAGACTGGCAGGGCGAGAACGGGATGCAGCCAAGCGACGTCCCCGAGTCTGAAAGCCCCGGCCACCTCACCATCGAAGTGCCGCTGAAGGGGTTTACCCCCGAGAAGCTCGAAAACCTCACCAAGCTGGTGGGCGCCAAAGCCGCGCTCCTGAAAGCCGCGCTCGGCGTGGACGAACTGCCGATCACAATGACCGAGGACACGCTGCAGTTCCCCTGGTTCGGCGAAGACATCGACGCCGATCACATCGCCGCCTACGCGACGCTGGTCAGCCTTCTCTGCAAGACGGCGCTTGCGAAAAAGCGCGTTACGGCGAAGGAGAAGGATGCCGATGGAAATCCGAAATACGCCATGCGGTGCTTCCTGCTATCCCTTGGCTTCATCGGGGACGAGTACAAGGCGGCGCGGAAGATTCTGCTTTCCAGGCTGGACGGCAATTCAAGCTGGAAGAGCGGCAGGAAAGAGGAGGCGGCAAGCGATGAAGTTTCCGAGTAAGGAGCAGGTGGCTCGTGTGCGTTTGGCGTATCCGATTGGATCGAGGGTCGAATTGGTGGCGATGTCCGACCCCTATACCGCGCTCAAACCCGGCAGCCTCGGCACGGTGGACTTCGTGGACGACACCGGAACGGTCTTCTGCGTTTGGGACGATGGCTCGACCCTCGGCGCGGTCTACGGCGTGGACGTGATCAGGCGCGTGGACAAGGGGGATGCGTTATGACCGAAACGATCCGCGAGCAGATCCTCGCCATCCGCACAGAAGGCGCGACAAACATGTTCGATACCCATACCGTCCAGCGGATCGCCTTTGAGAAAGGCTTCTACGAACTGGCCGACTTCATCGAAACCGACCGCAAGGCATATGCGAAGTTTATCCTGACGGGCGAAGCGGAGTAAACTTCAACCATTTACCCAGAGGACGCCCCTTTCGGCCCAGAGGACGCCCCTTTCGGCCCAGAGGACGCCCCTTTCGGCCTGAGTCAGGCTGACAGGGCTGTTCCTCGTACATGCAGACTTCTTCGGAGGTCTTTTTTATTTTCCCAAGGAGGTGCGCCGTTGGGCGGCTACAAATATACCCCCACCAAGCTGATGCTCCCGACCAGCCGCTATGACGCCCGGCGCGCCGATTTCGCGGTCAACTTCATTCAAATGCTCAAACACACCACGGGCGAGTGGCACGGGAAGCCGTTCCGCCTGATGCCCTGGCAGGAGCAGATCGTGCGCGACATCTTCGGCATCGTTGGCGAGGACGGCTACAGGCAGTTCCGCACGGCATATGTGGAGGTTGGAAAGAAAAACGGCAAGAGCGAACTCGCCGCTGCCATCGCGCTCTACTTGCTTTTCGCGGACGGCGAGGCGGGCGCGGAGGTCTACTCCTGCGCCGCCGACATCAACCAGGCGAGCATCGTGTTCAACACCGCCAAGGCGATGGTGGAGCAGAATCGCGACCTGCTCTCACTTTCGAAGCTTGTTCCGAGCACCAAGCGGATCGTGTTCAACCACACGAACAGCTTCTACCGGGTGCTGTCCTCGGAAACCAAGTCCAAGCAGGGCTTCAATGTGAGCGGGCTAATTTTTGACGAGCTGTTCGCGCAGCAGACCCGTGAGCTCTTCGATACCATGACCAAATTCACGGGCGACGCCAGGCGGCAGCCGCTATACTTCCTCATCACCACGGCGGGCAGGGACAAGACGAGCATCTGCTACGAGATCCATTGCAAGGCGAAGGCGGTGCTGGACGGTTCCAAGATCGACCCCAGCTTCTATCCCGCCGTGTTCGGTATCGAGGACGGTGACGACTGGGAAGACGAGCGTATCTGGCGGCGGGTGAACCCCTCTATTGGCGTGACGATCCCGCTTGAAACGGTGCGGGCCGCCTATGAGCAGGCAAAACAGAATCCAGCCGAAGAGATGCACTTCAGGCAGTTCCGGCTCAACGAATGGTGCAACGCCGACATCCGCTGGATGCCCATGGATAAATGGGACGCGCTTGGCACAGAGATCGACTGGGAGGAATACGAAGGCCGCGACTGCTACTGCGGGCTCGACCTCTCCAGCACGGGCGACCTTACGGCGCTGGTGCTGGTGTTCCCGCCCGTCGCCGGCGACACAAAGCATACCATCCTGCCGTTCTTCTGGCTGCCGGAAGACGTGATCGACCTCAGGACGCGGCGTGACCACGTTCCCTACGGCGTGTGGAAAAAGATGGGCGTATTCCACACCACCGAGGGCAATGTGGTGGACTACGACTACATCGTGGCGTTCATCGCCAAGCTGTCGGAGCGATTCCGCATCCGGGAGATCGCATACGACCGCTACGGCGCGGAGAAGATCCGCCGCGATCTGGAGGAACTGGGCGCGGAGCACGGCTTTTCGGTGTTCCCGTTTGGTCAGGGATTCATCTCCATGTCTCCGCCGTCGAAGGACTTCTACCAGTTCGTGATGGAGGGGAAAATCCGGCACGGCAAACATCCCGTCCTCGACTGGAATATGGGCAATGTCGTCGTCGACCAGGACGCGGCGGGCAACATCAAGCCCAACAAGAAGAAGTCCACGGAGAAGATCGACGGCGCAGTCGCACTGATCATGGGATTTGCCAGGGCGACGCTCGGTGGTGGCGTATACGGATCGGTCTATGATGGGAGAGGGCTTTTGTATGTCTGATGCCCGGCTTTGCTGGATGGTGGACATTCAAATTGGGCTTGCATAAACAACCGACAACTACATGGCGAAGTACTTTTGGAGGGACAACCCATCTCGGAAATTGTAGTGCGTTTCAAACAGCTGCGTAAACCTGCCGACAATCCATCCATTGATCAGAGCGCATACAATCGTTCCGAGCTTAACCCCCTCGAAAGTCCATAAACCAAAGAAGATAAAGGATAACGCAATTCCGACCATGCAACTTATGCAATCATAGTATGTTTTGAACCTATGAATGTTAATGTTGTGCTGCGCGGAAACTTCTTTGACAAACAACTCATAAGCCTCCGGAGATATGTAGCTGTGGAAAAGGAGAGAAACTCCCATCGAACAGAGCAACATTCCTATGATGTAGAATCCAATGCGAGAACCCAATTGATCCAATGGCGCAAAGGCGACAAGGATCATGGCTCCATCCAGCAAAAAACCGTAGACAAGCGCCGTAATAAAAGAGAACAGATAGGAAACCCTAAATTTCCTTAGCACCAAGGTCATGCCAACCAGCAGGAATGCTTGCAGTGTATATTCGGACATGCCGAATGTGAAGAATGGGTAGATCGGTGATAACCATCGGTAGATTAAGTATGCTGGGGCTACCACCATGGAGACACCAAAGTCTGCCGCCTCCATTAACGCGGTTCCCAAGGCCAACACAGATAGTCCCAGTGCATAAGCGATCTCAGTATAAAACGTTTTCTTTGCCATTCTTCCCTCTCAATAAAAAGCAGCTTCTAGCGTTTGATAAAGAAACGCTAAAAGCTGTAGATGTTTCGCGATGATGTAACCGGAACCATTATAGGTTAAGTCCAGAGTAATGTCAAGTCACATATGGCCTTTTGAGCAACGATAAGGTTGCTCCTATCTATGCTCAACGTGGGAGGGAAAAATGAGAAATCCTTTCTCTGGTTTGGTTAGGGCGCGTGACAAACCCCACAACGCTCTGAATGGCGGGGCGTATTCCTTCTTCTTCGGCGGTACAACCTCCGGCAAGGCGGTCAATGAACGCTCCGCCATGCAGATGACCGCTGTCTACGCCTGTGTGCGCATCTTATCCGAAGCCATCGCCTCGCTGCCGTTGCATGTGTACCGCTACAACGACGCCGGAGGAAAGGAAAAGGCGATCAGTCACCCGCTGTACATGCTGCTGCACGACGAGCCGAACCCGGAGATGTCGGCGTTCTCGTTTAGGGAAACCCTCATGACCCACCTGCTCCTGTGGGGCAACGGCTACGCTCAAGTGGTCCGTAATGGGCGTGGGGAGGTTATTGCGCTATACCCGCTCATGCCGGACCGCATGACCGTGGACCGGAACACCCAAGGACACCTCTTCTACGAATACACCCGCACAGACGGGGACGTGCGAACGATGGGAGGCAAGTCCACCGTGAGGCTGGCGCTTTCGGATGTGCTCCATATCCCCGGCCTGGGCTTCGACGGGCTGGTCGGGTATTCGCCCATTGCTATGGCGAAAAACGCTATCGGAATGGGGCTGGCCTGCGACGAGTACGGCGCGTCCTTCTACCAGAACGGCGCGCAGCCGGGCGGCGTGCTGGAGCATCCGGGCGTCGTGAAGGACCCCAAGCGCGTCCGCGACTCCTGGAACGCCATCTATCAGGGCAGCTCCAACGCCCACCGCATCGCGGTGCTGGAGGAAGGGATGGCCTACAAACCCATCTCCATCTCCCCGGAGCAGGCGCAGTTCCTCGAGACGCGGAAATTCCAGATCGACGAGATCGCGCGTATCTTCCGGGTGCCGCCCCACATGGTGGGCGACTTGGAGAAATCCTCGTTCAGCAACATTGAGCAGCAATCACTGGAGTTCGTGAAGTATACCCTCTCCCCGTGGATCACGCGCTGGGAACAATCTGTGCATCGCGCGCTACTGCTTCCCGGCGAAAAGCAACGGTATTTTGTGCGTTTCAATGTAGAGGGCCTGCTGCGCGGCGACTACAAGAGCCGCATGGACGGCTATGCCGTCGCCCGGCAGAATGGCTGGATGAGCGCCAACGACATCCGGGAACTTGAGAACCTCGACCGCATCCTGCCCGAGGACGGCGGCGACCTGTACCTGATCAATGGCAATATGACGCGACTCGCCGATGCGGGCATTTTCGCGCCCGGACGGCAAAACGAGGAGGCAACTAAATGAAACGATTCTGGACCTTTGCGCGCGATGAAACCGCGCCGGATGCCCGCACCCTGTATCTGGACGGTGTGATTGCCGAAGACAGCTGGTTTGCGGATGACGTTACGCCCGCCGCGTTCAAAGCCGATCTCGTCGCTGGCAGCGGCCCCATCACCATCTGGATCAACTCGCCGGGCGGCGATTGCGTTGCCGCGGCGCAGATCTACAACATGCTCATGGAGTACCCCGGCGATGTGACGGTCAAGGTCGACGGCATCGCGGCATCGGCAGCGTCCGTCATCGCGATGGCAGGAACCCGGGTGCTCATGTCGCCCGTGTCCACCATGATGATCCACAACCCGCTGACGGTCGCCATCGGGGACAGCGAGGAAATGCGCAAGGCGATCCAAATGCTGGACGAATACAAGGAGTCGATCATCAACGCCTACGAGATCAAGACGGGCCTCTCCCGTGCAAAGCTGTCGCACCTCATGGATGCGGAAACCTGGATGAACGCCAACAAGGCGCTGGAGCTGGGCTTCTGCGACGAGATCCTGTTCAAGGATGCGCCGCCCGGCGATGTGCCCGAAAACAGTTTCTCCTTCTCCCGCAGGGCCGTGACCAACAGCCTGATGGACAAGGTAAAGGCCAGTATTCCCAAACCTGAACAGCCCCGAGTGAAAGCGTCAGTCCTCGAACAGAGGCTGGCGCTTTTAAAATGATGAGGAGGATACCATGAACCAGATTCTTACCCTGCGCGAAAAGCGCGCTAAAGCGTGGGACGCGGCGAAGGCGTTCCTGGACACCAAGCGCGGCAGCGACGGAATGCTCTCCGCAGAGGATGCCGCGACCTATGACAAGATGGAAGCCGACGTCGTGAACCTCGGCAAAGAGATCGAGCGACTGGAGCGTCAAGCAGTGCTGGACGGCGAGTTCGGTCGGCCTACAGCCGCGCCGCTCACTGGCAAGCCTGACGCGCCCACCGGAAAAGCCAAGGCCGGCAGAGCGACGGACGAGTACAATGCCGCCTTCTGGCGCGTCATGCGCGACAAGTCGGTGCCCCACGAGGTACACAACGCGCTGCAGGTCGGTACGGATTCCGAAGGCGGATACCTTGTCCCCGATGAGTTCCAGCGCACCTTGATCGAAGCCCTACAGGAGCAGAACATCTTCCGGCAGCTCGCCAAGGTGATCACGACCGCCTCAGGCGACAGGAAGATCCCCGTCGTCGCCTCCAAGGGCAGCGCCTCATGGATTGACGAGGAAGCCGCCTACCCCGAGAGCGACGACGCTTTTGGCCAGGTGTCCATCGGCGCGTACAAGCTGGCGACCATGATCAAGGTGTCGGAGGAATTGCTGAACGATAGCGTGTTCGACATGCCCTCCTACATCGCCCGCGAGTTCGCGCGCCGTATCGGCGCCGCCGAGGAGGAAGCGTTCTTCACCGGCAACGGCAGCGGCAAACCGCTCGGTATCCTGGCCGCAACGGGCGGTGCAGAAACTGGCGTAACGGCGGCAAGCGCGACGGCCATCACCATGGACGAGGTCATGGATCTGTTCTACTCGCTTCGCGCGCCCTACCGCCGCAGCTCCGCGTTCCTCATGAACGACGCAACGGTCAAGGCCCTGCGAAAGCTTAAGAATGGCAACGGCGACTACCTCTGGCAGCCCTCCGTGACAGCGGGCACGCCCGACACGCTGCTCAACCGCCCCGTGTACACCTCCGCCTACATGCCCGTGATTGCCGCCAGCGCCAAGACCATCCTGTTCGGCGACCTTTCGTACTACTGGGTGGCCGACCGCGCGGGGCGTTCCTTCAAGCGTCTGAACGAACTGTATGCGCCGACGGGTCAGGTGGGCTACCTGTCCTCCGAGCGCGTGGACGGCAAGCTGATTCTGCCCGAAGCCGTGAAGGTACTGGCGCAGAAGAGCGCCTGATGAACGGGAGGAAGCGCAATGGAAGATTACCAGACGAGGAATTACACCGCCCACGGCGGTCGGGAAACCGTCATCGGCGGGAAACTGACCTTTCTGCCCGGAGCGGAGGGCTCCGGGCTCGGC